CGCTCGGTCAGGGTGAGCGCCCGCTCGTAGATCAGCAAATCACCGATATAGCCGTTCATGGCGTAGCCCCCGGGCGGGAAGCCGCCGACGAAGATCGAGGAGGTGCTACTCGTCGCGGCGGGGTTGTACGAGGTGGTGACCTGGTGCCCGTCGACCTCCAACCACTGCTGGTGCAGCGTCGAGTCCACCCACAGGGTGATGAACTGGCAGACCCCGGAGAACGCCACACCGGAGTCCAGATCCGGCGATGCGTACGTGTGCACGGTCGGGTTGCCGTAGGTCTGCACGTACGGGTCGAACTCCTGCACCTGCACGGAGTGCCACTGACCGATTGCCGGACCCATGGTCTGCACGACCAGGAAGATCGTCCGGTCACCGAGCGCGCGGTTCAGATCAAGCCGCATCCCGGTGAGCGTCCCGAACTCGCAGAACCTGACGGACGGCTTCCCGTTGATCCCGGCCGCGTGGTAGGCCGAGTCGTTGCCGATCTTGTAGGCGTTCTGCCCGTTCCCGGACGCGTCGACCCATGCCAGCACCGGGCCACCGTCCTGGACGTCGAGGATCTGCATGGCGTCCAGCCAACTGAACAGGCCGAGGATGTCCTTCGGGCTGAACGGCGGCGCAACGGCAGTCGGCCAGTCCTTGACCGCCCCGGCGTATGCGGCCTTCGCCGGCATCGTGCCGACCCTGATGTCCTTCGCCTCCGCGAGCAACATGGCTATGTCACCACGTAAACGGTCGCGGGGTCCTTGGTCGAGAGCGCGTCGTACTCCGCCTGCGTGAGCACGACAACCGGCGCGGAGTCGCCACGCAGCGCGATCGGCCACACCTCGCCGGGCGGGATGAACTTCATATCCGCGAACTCGGTTCCGACCCGGAAGTTCGACGGGTAGCCGCCGGGGGTGCCGTAGTGCGACCCGGACAGCACCAGATTCGCTGTATCCGAGGGGAGCGTGGCTGAGTCGAACGGGTAACTGTCCGCCGCTACGGAGTCGTAGGAGACGACGACAGCCTGCCCGCCGGACAGTGCGACCGGAGTGGGAAGAGCCACCTCGATCCACCCGGCAAGGCCTGCCGTCTCTGTCGTCTGCACACTCCCGAGCAGTACCCCGGCGGTTGTCCAGAGTTTGAGCGCGCGGGTGAGCAGTGTTGACGAGCCGAGCCGGTAGAACCGAAGCGCCACAACCTGTCCGGGCTGTACCGCAGTGATTTCGTTGCCGAAGGTGAATGAGGCATTGGGATAGGTCGCGGACGGGATGCGAGAGCCCATCGCATTGACCGGGAGCCCTTGCGCCGCAGACGACTTCGGGCCGTACAAGATGTCCGTGGTCGCGTCTAGATAGAAATCACCGTTATTGCCGACACTCGCACTAGGCGGGAGCGTGCCAGTCAGGATTGTCGTCCCAGCGGGTCCGACAGGCCCAGGGACACCCTGCGGGCCGGTGGCACCCTGTGCCCCAGCCGGTCCGGGCACCGTCGAATCGGCACCGGGAGCACCCGCCGGTCCAGCCGGTCCTGTCACACCCTGCGGGCCTTGCGGACCTACGGGTCCAGGAGGACCGGGCGGACCGATCTCGGCAGCTATCACCGTGACCGAGGGTTCGAGAACGGTGACAGCGATACCGCTCTCGGGCAGCACGGTGACGAAGGTCGGCAGCTCCTGGGTGACGACTACCTCGACCTCACAGACGGTCGGCGCACTCACGACGCCTCCCGCTGCCGCTTCTCCCACGCGGAGATCTTCGGCTCAGCCACCGATTTCAGCCCGGCCGAGGAGTCGGTGATGTCCGCGTCGATCTTGACCGACCCGGCCACCACGGTCTTGACCGTTCCGCTGGCCGTCCAGGTGATCTGCAAATCCCACTGCGCGGCGGTGAAGGTGATGGCCTTCGAGTCCGCGGCGGTGAGGCTCACGTCCACCTTGTTCGGCACGGTGATCGTGCAGGCCAAGGTGAGCAGCACCGGGTCACCAGACTTGAGCCGAACCTCCGCCTTCGCGGTGGCTCCGGTCAAGTCCAGCGGCAGGGTGTGCGCAGCGTCGGTGAACAGCGTGAACGACCACTTGTACGAGTCGCCACGGTAGATGCTCAGCGCGAGCTGCTGCGGTGCCATCAGAGCAGTTTCACGTTCACCGCTCCGACCCCGCAGGGGTCGAAGCCGAGCAGGTAGTTGCGCTCCGCGATGGCGTTCATCATGTTGGTCCCGCGATCCATCAGGTCGCCGGGCCGGGCCGAACTGGTGAACACGTCCGAGCGGTAGCCGAACACCGCCGGGCTCACATACGCCCAGCTCTCGCCGTTGCCCGAGGGAAGGCCAGCCGGTGAGCTGCCCGGATACCCGCCGCCCGCCGCGACGGGTGTCCCCAGGACGGTCGTGAGCCGACCACCGACGGCGAGCACCAGATTCTTGGACACCGCCGCAGTGGCCACGCCACGGCTCATGTGCATGACTCCGAGGCCGCCGTGATGCCCCGCGCTGTAGTCCTCCAGCATCGAGATCGCGCTGACGATATCCACGGCGGTTCCGCCGGCGATCTCCTCGGCGGCGTCCTGCAGATTCGGCGTGTTGCCGAGATCCCCGGTCCAGAACGCCTGCTCGGTGCGGATCTCCTCGGTGGCCAGCAGCATCGCGGTGGCCTCGTCCTGGGCGTTGGCCGGACTCCAGCCGGTGCTCAGGCAGTCGAAGTGGCCGTAGATCACGAACGGGGTCGCCGGAGTGACCGGCGGCCGGGAGGTGTTCAGATCCTTCGGCCAGCCGGGTCCGGCCTGTGCGTCGCCCTGCACGCAGTCCCACGCGCCCAGACCGTTGGCGATCTCGCAGGAGGTGGGCTCCCACTGCACGCCAGCCTCGAAGCGGTCACCCGCCCGGAAGGTGAACGTCGAGAACAGGCCGTACGGGAACGGCTGGCGAACTGCGCCTGCTACGAGCTGTGATGGGGCGATCGGCATGATCTCTCCTTCGGGTCAGTGGGAGATGACGAACCCGGACGGGCGGTAGGGGTGCCCGCCCGGGTCGTCCGATCATGTAGCTAGCTCGCCACGCCGTTGCAACCGACGACCACGCCAGCGGCAGTGGCACCGTCGGCGCAAACCGGCACGGTGATGACGCGGGAGTCGCCGCAGAGCTTGGCAACCAGCCAGCCCTCCTCGGTGAACAGCGCGGTGAACTGGTTCTGGCCGAGCAGCACGGAGTCGTAGATGGTGTCGAGGGTGATGACATCGCTGCCGCCCTTGACCCAGGTGCCCGCCGCGTACAGCAGGAACTTGACCGTCGCGGGCCACTGCACGAAGGCAGATGCCGCGACAGCGTTCAGATCCTGCCAGTCGTAGACGTACTGCGGGCTGACACCGCGGCTGCGGAACCATCCGTCGACCTGCGCATCGGTCACCGCGAGGAACGAGTCCACGCCCAGCCGCAGCGCCAGATCGGAGCGGATCGCGCCGCGGATCCAGTACGGGAACACCGCCTCGAGCGTGGTGCTGCGGCTCATCCGGTTTGTGTACCGGTAGTGCTCGACCTGCAGCTCGATGCTGGTCAGCAACGGGGCTGCGGTGCCGGCAGTACCGGCGGTCATGGTGACCGGGGTGGAGCCCGCCACGATCTCGTTGATGACCTTCGCGCTCATCTTGTGGTCGTGCGCTACCAGGGCACCCCGCACGGTGCGCGAGATGACCTCCGGGTAGCCGCGCTGCTGCAGCAGGCCCGCAGAGATGCAGAGCCCACAGACACCCAGCCGGGCCTCCTGGAAGTCCGGGCACTCCACCTCGTAGCAAGGCTTTGCGCCGCCGCCGGCACCATCCCAGTCGCCGTCGATGGCGTCCTGCTCGGTGTAGCAGAATCCGGTGTTGTTGTAGATGTCCGAGAAGTCCGGGCCGAGGGTCCACTGGATGCCGCCGCGTGCGACGCCGATCTCCGGGATGGAGAACAGGCCGTCGCGGGACTCCAGCTCGCAGAGGTCGTAGATGATCTCGGACGGCGCGCACCAGCCACCGGCCGCGACCAGTGAGCCGCCTGGCAGGCGGTGCTCGTCCATCGCGCGACGCAGCACGTCATCGACGTGACTCGGGTCGTTCGAGTGGACGATCAGATCCTCGCTGAACGGCTTGCGAATGGTGGCCACGCCGAACTGCTGCCGCAGGTGGGTGCCGCTCCGGTTCGCCGCCTGGTACTGCGCCTGGTTGAAGCCGGTCAGCCGACGGTCAACGACCCGGCCGACATCCATCCAGTCGAGGCCGACGCCCTGCGAGAATCCGCTGCCCTCGCCGCTGGCGAGCACGATGTCGCGCATCGTCTGCGCCTCGCTGGCCGGACGCGGCAGACCTGCGGTGGACTGCCGGCTGCGCAGATTGCCGAGGTTCACCCGGATCTCCTTGCGCGCACCGCTGGCCACGGTGGACGGCTCATCGGTCTTGGCCTGGTCGGCCTCGGGCGGGGGAGGCGGGGCATCTGGCCCGGCGCCGGCGTTACCGGCAGGCTCGACACCTTCGAGAGGCGTCGGCTCTTCGCCGTCCGGGATGTTGTCCTGCTGCTCCGGGTGTGCCCGCGCGGCCAGGGCGGCTGCGGCGTCGGCACGCTCACCGGCTGCGGAGGCACGGCGGTCAAGCTCACCGACCAGGGTCTCGATGCCCTCGGTCAGGGTCGAGAGTGCGACCAGATCGGTGTCCGACAGGTTCTGCCCGTCGTTGAACAGGGCGTCGAAGTGGCCGACAGCCTCCTCGTGGAGGGTGCTCAGCTCCTCATCGCTGAGAGCGCTCAGATCCTCGGGAATGACGAACTCGGCGTCATCCTCGGCTGCGGCGTACTCGACCAGGCGAGAGACGAAGGAACGGGTGGGGTACATCGGGGCCTCCTCGAAATGGAGGGTCGGCCCTACTGCCAGCACCACAGGAATCAGCCATAGCGTAAGCCACCTGTGCAAGCTCTCTCTCTCTGCTCTGGTCTTTCCCCTGTAATACTTCGTATTACAGGGGAAAGACACTAATGGAGAGAGAGAGACGTAGTACTCACGCCGCACGAGAGACGTTGCGCTACAAGACTATTCAAGTCTTTGTATAGCTATCCGACGCCGAGCCAGTGGCCGGCCAGCCAGTGCGTGTACGCGGGCGGGATCGCCTGCGCGATGCTCTTGGTATCGGCCGTCCAGTCGATCCCCATGGCCTGCTGCCAGTCCGAGATCGAGCCCTTGCCGCCACCGTCTCCGTACACAGCCCGGTACGGGCCGTCGTAGTAGGTGCCGTGCCGCCATCCCTGAACTCGTCCACGGTGCGGTTTGTGGACAGGTGCCCGCGTGTGCCAGCGCCCCATCTCGAAGTAGCGGTGCCGTAGCACGCGGAGGCCGAAGCTGGCCCCGCACAGCAGGGCATCGACGCGCACCGGGGAGCCCTGCACGTTCTCGATGACGTAGGGCCTTCCCGACTGCCGCAGCACGCGACGCACGTCCGGGATCAGCCTCGGGTAGCCCAACGCGGCGTCCCAGCCCTGAGACTCGTTCGTCCCCTTGGTCAGCGACGAGTAGCCAGGGCACGGCGGAGAGGTGTGGATGAAATCGAACTCTCCGCCGTGCTCACGGATGAACTCCACTGCGTCCGAACGGATGAACTCGTCGCCGCAGTAATCCGGGTTGGGGGCTATGTCGACGCCGACGACATATAAGCCGCGCAGTTGGTAGCCACGAGTGGCACCGCCGACGCCGCAGAACGCATCCAGGACGCGAAGCTGGTCAGGCGATGAGCCCACGAACCTGATTCACCGGCTGGCCATAGTCATCGCAGAGGTAGCAAGGGCCGTCAGTGCGATGCACCATGCCGCCGATCTGCACCGTGCCGCCAGCAAATCGTCGCGGATAAGCGCGACAGGTGCAGCGACGCGCGACGAGCCAGTAACGCACTCGATTCCACATCAGGCGACAGTGCCGCGCCCACCGGCACGCACCAACGCGGCACGCGCCTCCAGGGCAGAGCCGAAGCTCTGCGTACGCCCATCGGCATAGGTCAGGGTGAACGCCTGCGTGACGCCCTTCATGGGCTTCCCCTGCACCATCGCCGGCGGACCCACCGGACGCGGCGGAGGCTTGGGAGCCTGCCGGACTGACTGCTGCTGCCGGGTCGCGGCGGCTTTCCCACAGTTACAAGGCATGTCGCTCTCCCTAGATCGAGGTGTGCGGATGGCGGACCCGCATGGCCAGAGACGATGCCCGCACGCGGCGGGCGAGATCGACCGCGTTGGGCAGACTGCCGCTGGCGACCAGAGCCTGCTCTTCGCGGCGCTCACGGTCAGCCAGCCGCTTGAGGTAGCGGAGGTCATCGAGGGACAGGGCTCCCTCGGTGCCGGGCCGCTTCACCTGGCGGGGAGCGAGCATGCCAGCGGCAACGAGGGAGCGAACTGCTCCACCCGCCACCAGTCCGGACGGCCGGGGAACACCGAATCCTGGCACGTTGACGCACAGCGCAGCGACCAGCTCGAGGTCCGTGCCGTAGGTCCGCCAGTCACCGGAGAGCGGCGCACTGCGCAGCGCACGGATCTGCAGCGGGGTGGCGTTCGGCCGCAGCGCGCCGACAACCCAGACGCCCCAGACATCCTCACCGGCTCGCACATCAGCGATGACCGTCCCGGTGTCCTCGTAGTGGCTCATCGCCACCGTCGGGCCGTCGTGCTTGCCCGCGTGCCGGGTGTCCATCGTGATGTGGCCGACGGCGATCTCCGCGCCCTCGGCGGTCATCACCGCGCCGTAGTGGAAGTGGGCGTAGTTGCTCGGGGAGTGCGGCGGAGTGACGCACTGCCCGCCCATCGCGTAGCTGATGTGGCAGGTGTCCCAGGTGCCGAGATGGCCGTAGACCTGGCCGTCCTTGGTGATCGTCAGCGGTGTCGGCCCGGTGAACTTCGGGCTGTTGAACCACGCGGCAGGCGGCTCCATCGGAGCGGCCGCAGCAACGAGGGATGCGGCCGCAGCGGCAGAGCCGGCAGAGCAGTCGCAGTCCGGGTCGAAGTCCGGCGAGGTGTCATCGCACGAGCACGGCGAGGTGCCGTCGGGCATCAGTCCGGCGGGAGCCGCTGGCAGCGCGTCGGTCTCGACCGCGGCGGTCTCGGTGGTGCCGGTCAGGTGGATCTTCGCCCCGGCGAACGCAGGGATGGCCACGATCGTCGCCGCCCGGATCCGGCCGTCGGTGGTCACCCGCACCTCGTCGTCCGCGCCGATCTCCATGACGGTGACCCGCCCGTCGGAGTCCACGGCGGGAGCGTCCGGGTCGGTCGGCTCCTCGGCCGCGAGGAACATCGGGAAGAACCCGTCGCCCTCCATCACCTCCTGCGCGATCCGCACCTCGAAACTCACGTCATCGAGGTCCATCGAAACGCCGTCGGTCAGCCCCTGCTCGACCTGGCGCATCGCCTCCAGGCCCGCCGCGCTGCCGGTGTCGAAGGTGCCCTCGGCCTCGATGGCGCCGTTTGATCCGCGGTGGATCGAGGTGATCTGGCCGACCACCTGGGCACCGTCGTGGCTGCCCACGTCCGAGCTGACATAGCGCAGCGGCAGCGGCAGGTTCTCCCAGCGCAGCGCGTTCGCCTCGATCAGCCGACCGTCGCCGGTCATCTCGCCCTCGGTGCCGATCGTCCCGGCCCAGTTCCCGGTCTGCGGGGCCGGCACATCCGCCGCGAGGGTCTCGATCGTTTCGGCCAGGGCCTCACCGACGTTGTGCTTCTCCTGTTGCTGGCGCTCCTGGCACGGCAGACAGCCCGAGGCTGTCATCGTGGTCAGCGCCAGCAGTGGGTCGGTTTGCGAATCCTGTACCAGCGTTGACTTCGGCATGGGGTCAGAGTAGTGCCCTGCCCACGGAGCGACCAGGATGCTCCGCATGACCTTCGTACCCACGCCCCACGACCAGCTTCCACCGCTGGCCGAGGTTTTCGCCGCGCACCAGGGTTTCGACCAGGCACTGCTCAGCTACGTCTACTACCAGGAGCAGGCGATCACAGATCTCTACAGCCGACTGCTGCCGGACAACGAGTGGCCGGTACTGCCGCCGAACCTGCTCGGTTAGACGCCCACCACGACGCACCGGCAGTTCGCCGTCTCGCTGTAGGAGCCGCTCGGATCGCCGGGGTACTGCATCACCGCGCCGCCGACCATGAACGGCTCGCTGACGTTGACGGTCTGCCCGCTCGCCCTGGCGTGGGATTTGCGAGTGTGCTTGTCGCCCACCGCGACCCAGCGCTTCTGCGTGATGCCCGGATCAGCCGCCATCGACCGCACCGACGCATGACCATAGGTCGAGGTCGCGGTGGTCCGCGCCAGTGTCCTGGTCTGCGTCTCCCACGTCGTGCCGCTGTCCGCCAGCGGTTGTCGCTGATCCCCGGTGCGCGCAACGGTTCCGGTGCTCATTCGCAGGGTCGTTGAAAGTTGTTGCGCCACAACAGATCTCGACCACTGCTGTTGCATTGCGAGGGACAGCACCTCCCGCACCGACGTGTAGACCCGGCCTGGCAACGGGCTGCCGAGGAGTTCGTTCGACAACCGCTCGACCGCAATCGCGGTGGCGTACCTGACCGGCAACGCGGCCAGTACTGCCGCGATGAACCACCGCCAGCGCTTGTCCACCTTCCCGAGAGCGAACGGCTCCGGGAACTCCTCCTCGTCCACGTCCTCGGGCTCCTCGAACCCGATGCCGGCCAGGATCACCGGGCTCGCCAGTGCGCTCACCGCGTCCTTCTCCACCCCGACCAGGAACGCCCGCATCGCCCGCAGGCTGGCGGCGGTCAGAGTGATTTCGAGGGCTGTCCGCTCGCTGACCGCAGTGCCGGCGCTAGGCATTGGAGTGCGCCCTGACCGGATGCGGGATCGGCAACTGGAGGTACACCTCGAACCGGTAGTAGAGGTGGTCGATCTGGTGCGGCGTCCCGGTGATCACGAGGTCGTGCACATAGCCGTCCAGCATCCCGACCACCGCGAGACTCGTGACGCCGCAACAGCCGTGCTCGTCCAGCATCGCGGGCACCACGTCCCAGGCCCCGCGCAGCGCCTTGCTGCAGATCTGGTCGTCCGGCTGCCACATCGTGTGCGCCAGGTAGAACGGGCGCTGGCCGAGAGCGGCGAACCTCGAGCGGTCTGCCCGGACGATCCACTTCCCCATCGTCTCCAGAGCCTTGAAGACCAGCACGTCGCACACCGCGAGAAGCGCGCTGGCTCGCGCCTCGTCCGGCACGCTGTCCGATCCGCACACCGGGCAGGCGCTCACCGGGGACCGGTCAGGTCATAGAACTCCCGCTCGATGTCGCCGGACGCCGCGATGCCCTGGCCCTCGGGCGGCACCACCGCAGGCTCGGTCTCGGTCTGCGGCATTCCCGGCGCACCCACCTCCGGTGGTGGCGGGGTCTCCGGGTTGTTGCCCTGGTTCGTGGGATCTTCGACCTCGGGAATGTCCCCGGCGACGGACGCCCGGATCTGCGCGACAAGCTGTGGCAGACCTGGGTTCTGGAACAGGATCGGGTGCTCCCGCGCCATTTCGAGAGCCAGGATCACGTCCGGGTCCATGCCCTCGTAGGCAGGCGGTGCGTCGCTCTCATCGAAGCCGGTCGCACCGCGCAGCGCCACATCCCCGATGACGCCGCGGTTGTGCAGCACCATCGCGTCCTGGCTGCGGTTCGGCCGCACCACGAGGTGGCTCACGTCGTACCAGACGACGAACTTCCGGGCCTCCTCCTCGGTCATGCCCTGCTCGCGGAGCACCGGCCAGAGGTACTGGGTGGTCAGCGCATCGCAGATCAGCGCCAACGGAGGTTCGAGGTGGGTGGACACCACGTCCTCCTGGACCAGCCACGCACCCCAGTGGTTCATCCCGCCGGTTCCCAGCAGCAGCTCGGGCGGAGCGTCCTGGCCGAGTGCGAGCCGGCGGATCGCCTCGTCCCGCAGGTTCCGCGACTCGGTATCCAGCGGCTTGGCGAAGGTAATGAACTGGAACAGCGACGTGCTCTCGTCGGGGACGGTGACGACCAGCGGGACCAGTGCGCTGGCATTCGCCCGGTCCTGGATCGGCTTGAGCATCGCCTCCATCAGGGCCTCGGTGAACTGGTCCGACTCGTCGTCGTCGGCCACGCCAGCCGCCTGCCGAAGTGCCCGCTGCGCGGATTGCGGGACAATCAACAGGCCCGCACCCGCCAACCGAGAGTCCACCTGTGCGCTGATGTGCATCGTCAGGCCGACCAGCTCGCGCAGCACAGGCAGTGAGGATCTGGTGGGGCTGTCGGCCTCCCACCAGCGGCGCGGGTGTGGGCGCCAGACCCGGATCAGGAAGATGTCGTCCGGGCGGCAGGTGATCTTCTCGGTCTCGTCCTCGCCCAGTTTCAGCGTGACCTCGCCGCCGGCATTGGTCGTCAGCTCGGAGACGGACAGCATCCGCCACTCCAGGTCGGCAATGTCGAGGGTGCCCGGCGCGACATCGGGGACCACGGCGAGTGTCGGCGGGAGCGGGTTGACCTCGGACGGCAGCAGCGACTTCGGGAACATCGCTCTCGGGATACCCGCCAACCAGCCGTCTCCGGAGACGAACAGATTCACGCCGAGTCGTTGCAGCAGTTGGGCTCTCGTTGACGCCGAGTCGCCCACCGCGTTGAGCACGTCGGCTGCCTGGAGGTTCTCGGTGGGGTTCGGCGCGTCGGTCTGGTCCGGCGCCGCGTCCCCGACGTACAGCCTCGCCTGCGCCATCCGGTTGGCCAGGGTGGCAGCGAGGAATCTCTGCTCGCCCACCAGGTCATACATCTCCCAGGCGTCCTCCTGCCAGCCCTTCGCGTTGGCACCGCTGCGCGAGATGGTCTTGGAGGTGAGGCGCTGGGCGCTGGCGACCAGTGTGGACAGCGGCCGCGGGCGCAATGCCGCAGTGCGGTACGACAGGGCCTCGGACGATTCGGTCATGCGCTCAGGCTAGGGCGCGGCGGGCGTCCCGACTAGGCGCACCGTCGCGCACCTCATGTGTCGGGACCACCGCCACTCGGTCGGTCGTCACCGGCCGTCTCAGTAGTATCGTCGCCCGCCGGTTCGCGCGGGTCCGATTATCAACAGGATCGCGCCGACCGCCGCCAGCACGATGCCGATGATCCAGAGCACCTGGATGTGCAGGAAGAAACCGAGGAGGAGCAGGACCACACCGAGGATCAACATGACTCCACTGTTCCCCTCAGCCCTCGTCGTTATCCGGCGCGGTGTCACCCAACCGCGCGCCGACATGCGCGGCGACCTCGTTCAGCGCCAGCCCGGCCATCACGAAGCGCCAGGCCCGACCCGGCCATCCCGAGGGGTCGAGGACGCGGGTCAGGCCCAGCACGCCGAACCCTATCCAGGTACCGACGCAGAACGGGCAGTCCAAACCGGTGACGAGCTTCCCGCGCCACGTCTCGCCGTTCGGATCCACCCGCTGCGCCCAGCGATAGGCGGGCCACTTGAACCACCACATGCCCACGTCGTCGGTCACCACGAGCCGGGTCAACCGCATCGTCGCGCCCAGGACAAGTGCGTGGTCCCTCATCGCAGCTCCTTGTTGTGCGCTCGCACTGCCGCCCGCGCCAGGACGGCAGTGTCGAGCATTCCGATCAGCGGATCGTGGTCGTCCGGCTCTGCGCCCAGTTGGGCGTAGATCGTCCGTCCCACCTTGCGCCCGGTGCGCCACGGCAGCGACTCCAACTTGACGATGCGCTTCACCGACGCCACGGATTCCTGACCGGCCGCATCGGGCAGC